TGCGCATATGGCTTGCCTGGCGAGCCCTGCGAAAGCCTATGCGAGTTTTGTTTAGGTCAAGCTGATGAAGTGATGAAGGTGATTTATGACCAAGAAGAAAGCGCCAGAAGATTTGCTCAAACGCGGCAGGCCGTCGCTTTACAAGCCTGAGTATTGTGCGCGCGTCATTGAGTTAGGAAAAGAGGGATGTTCGCCTGCGGAAATAGCCTCAGAGCTTGAAGTTGATCGCACAACGCTGCTGGGATGGGCAGATGCTTATCCAGAATTTTCAACAGCCCTTACGCGCGCGAAAATCCATGAACAGGCTTGGTTCGAAAAGGCTGGGAAAGCTGGGCTTTTTGCTGACAAGTTCAACGCTCAGGTTTGGGCCAAATCGGTTTCCGCCCGGTTCAGGGACGATTACGCCGAGCGGCGCGAGATCACTGGCGCGAACGGCGGGCCTATCCAGCAGGCGGTAACGCTGCGGACACTTGATGTGTCTGAGCTGGATGATGAACAGCTTGAGGCGCTAGAGATCGCGTTGTTATCCACAATGGGCGGCGATGGGAAAGATTGACCTCCCCAAGGACATCGATGGCAAATCAAGCCTGACAGCGATCCAGAAGCGTCGGTCCGAGCTGTCGCTGGCCACGTTCATCAAAAGAGCGTGGCACGTCGTCGAGCCCGGCCAGCCCTACATCCACAACTGGCATATCGACCTGATCTGCGCCCACCTTGAGGCGATCACTGATGGCCATGTGCTTGAGGACGGATCGCCTTACAATCGCCTGCTGATCAACGTGCCACCAGGCACAATGAAGTCCATGATTGTGAATATATTCTGGCCCTCATGGGAATGGGGGCCTAAGAACATGCCTCACATGCGCTACATTTGCGCGGCCCATCAGCAGGGCCTCGCGATCCGCGATAGCACCAAGATGCGCCGCCTGGTTACGTCTGACTGGTATCAAGACCGTTGGGGCGATCGGGTAAAGCTGACTGGCGATCAAAATGCCAAGACTAAGTTCGAGAACACCGCGACCGGGTTCCGCGAAGCGCTAGCCGCCGGCTCAATTACGGGTTCTCGCGGCGACCGGGTTCTTATCGACGATCCGCACTCCGTCGAAAGCGCCAACTCGGACGCCATGCGCTCGACGACGTTGGAATGGTTTACCGAGGCCGTCCCGACCCGCCTTAACAACCCCAAAACTTCCGCCATCGTCATCATCATGCAGCGCCTGCACGAAGAGGACGTCAGTGGCGTCGTCCTCGACCGCAAAGGCTTTAAGGGCGTCTATGACCACATCTGCCTGCCCATGCGATTCGAGGCATGGCGCAAGGATGTGCCGACCAAACTCGGTTACACAGATGTTCGCGAAGAGGAAGGCGAGCTTCTGTTCCCGCAGCGCTTTCCGCCCGAAGTCGTAGACCGCGACGAAGCGGCGATGGGTCCATACGCCGTTGCCTCGCAGCACCAGCAGACTCCGACGCCTCGCGGCGGTGGCGTCATCAAAGACCAGTGGTGGCAGCTTTGGGAGCACAAGGACTTCCCGCCCCTCGATTTCGTGGTGGCCAGTCTCGACACGGCCTATAGCTCCAAAGCCGAAGAGCGCGGCGATTTCAGCGCTATGACTATCTGGGGCGTTTTTTATGGTGATCCAAATATCCGCGCCACTCGTAGCGTCGACCGCTATGGCCGCACCCACGACATGCCGACCAACAGTTACTACGGCTCCGACCTCGACGCTGTGCCCCATGTGATCATCATGCACGGCTGGGCTGAGCGCCTCGAATTGCACGATCTGGTTCAGAAGGTCGCCAAGGACTGCAAGCTACTCAAAGTGGACAAGCTGCTGGTTGAGAACAAAGCCGCAGGCCACAGTGTCGCCCAAGAGCTGCGCCGCTTGTTTCGGCATGAAGACTTTGCCGTTCAGATGTACGATCCAAAGAGCATCGACAAGCTGGGCCGCCTATACAGCATCCAGCATCTGTTTGCGGAGGGCATGATTTACGCCCCAAACACCACCTGGGCCGAGCAGGTCATTCGCCAGGTTTCTGTGTTTCCGCGCGGCAAACATGACGATTTAGTTGACACGGTATCCATGGCTCTGCGACACCTGCGCGACCTTGGCCTTCTCACGCGTAGTCCCGAGCGGATAGCTGAAATCAACGAAGGAAAGAAACATTATGGAAAACCCCCCGCGCCTCTCTACGATGTCTGACCGCGTCTTGTGCCGAGCGCACGTCGATAAAGTTGATGAAAATCAATGGGTTGTCGAGGTTTTTGGCCTTGATCCGCACGATTTCACACGCCGCTATGAAATCAATGCGAAATCGGATACACTTGCTGCCCAAGAGGGCATCCGGCGTTTTGTCGATGAAATGGGAGCCCGCGAGGATCAATAGCTATGCCGATGACGCCGGGTCTCGTGCCTAATATCCGTCAGCTCGCGCCTGACGCTGAGCCCGCCATTCAGATTGAATTGGTGGAGAACGGCGATACGCCTGTGATGGATCAGAAAGGCAATGTGCTGGAGATCGAGCACGGCGACGGATCCATCTCGATCAGCCTTGATGGTAGGCCGCTAGATGAAGCCGCCGATGAGGGTCCAGGCGATTGGTTCGACAACCTTGTCGATAAGATTGACCAGATGGAGCTACACCGGATTAGCGACGACCTGTTGAAGGGCGTTCGTGACGATATCGACAGCCGCAAGGACTGGATTGAGAACCGCGCGCTTGGCATCAAGCTTCTTGGCCTAAAGATTGAGATTCCCGGTTTGCAGGGAGCGTCTGACGGCGCTCCGGTAGAGGGCATGTCTAAGGTTCGCCACCCGCTGCTGCTTGAAGCAGTGCTGCGCTTTCAGGCCAATGCCCGCTCTGAGCTGCTTCCGACCGATGGTCCAGTCAAGATTCGCAACGATGACAACCGGGCGACGGCCGAGGAAGACCGCCTCGGCGATGCGCTTGAGCGCGACCTTAACCACTTCCTGACCGCAACAGCGACCGAGTACTATCCTGACACCGATCGCATGTTGCTTATGCTCGGCTTTGGCGGAACGGCCTTCAAGAAGGTTTACTATTGTCCGTTACGAAATCGTCCTGTTTCTGAAACGGTGGATGCCGACGATTTGATCGTCAACAATGCCGCGACTGATCTCCGTAACGCCAAGCGCATTACGCATCGCAGCCTTATGCGCCCCAGCATTGTTCGCCGCCTGCAAATTCTTGGCGTGTACAAGGACACGGACCTATCGCAGGCTAAGGTGCCCAAGCTTGATAGCCTTCAGCTTGAGAAGAAAGCCCAGCAGGGCATTATGCAGTCGGATGGCAACCCCGAGGATCGCGACCGCGAGATTTACGAAATCTACTGCGAACTCGATATTGCGGGCTTTGAGCATAAATATAAGGGCAAGGTATCCGGCCTTGAGATTCCATATCGCGTCACCATCGACGTATCATCTAAACAAATTCTGAGCATCGTCCGAAACTTTGATGAAGATGAAGACCTGCCGGAAGCGCGTGTAAACTTCGTTAAGTATTCATTCGTTCCTGGATTGGGGTTCTACGATGTTGGACTTCTTCAGATACTTGGTAACACGACTAATGCTATCACTGCTGCGTGGCGTGAGCTACTTGACGCAGGAATGTATTCCAACTTCCCCGGTTTTCTCATGGCTGATACCGGCGCGCGTCAGAATACGAATATTTTCCGTGTGCCTCCGGGCGGAGGTGCACTTGTTAAAACAGGCGGTCTTCCAATCAATCAGGCCATAATGCCCTTGCCCTATCAGCCGCCGTCACAGGCGCTGATGGCGCTCGTGGATAATATGGCACAGACTGGCATGCGGATCGGGGGAACCAGCGAACAGCAGGTTGGCGAAGGCCGTGCCGATGCACCTGTTGGCACGACGCTGGCTATGATTGATCAGGCTACCAAGGTCATGAATGCGGTGCATAAACGCATGCATGCCGCGCAGGCCGAAGAGTTTAGGTTGCTGATCAGGACGTTCAAGGACAATCCAAACAGCTTTTGGCAGCGCAATAAGAAACCTGCTTACGACTGGGATGAACAGACGTTCTTG